GATCTGAGCAACCTTGACGGCAGACGAGACCATGACGTGATAAGCCACACGGGCTTCGACCACACCTTCTTGAGACCGCTTAAAGCTGTCCTCAAGTTCCGAGATCGTGATCCCCTTACGGAGCTCAGCCTCAGCGGCCTTGTCGACATCCTTAATAGTACGGCTTCCGATACCGGCCTTCTTGGCCAGAGCCTCGGTTGCCTCTTCAAATAATTCAGCAGCACGGACCAGCTGCTCAGGTGTTACAGTGGTGTCATCCAGATCCACGCGGAGCAGGGAGCGATAGTGTGGGTTATCGAACACCCGACCATCAATCTCTGCCTGCTCGATCTTCTTAATGAGGACCGCCGCTTCTGTTTCGGATAACTTACCGATCCGCTTAGCGATAGCCTTACGGGCGGCCTGAGGATCTCCTAAGAGTTCCCGTGAGGTCACCAGCGCACCGTCTTCAAGTGTGTCTAGGACGTTCTTAGGCTTGGCCGCAGGTGCGTCCAGGCTTTCCAGTACGGGTTTATCGAGGGTACCCTTAGGCGTGACGTTAGGTGGGGTGTCGGTTAGCTTAAGCTCCGGCTCAGGGAAGATCTTCTCCACCCCGGCCAGATCGAAAGACTTACCTCTCTCGAGGAAGTTCACTACCTTGCCAGCACCCCATTGTATAGCTGGGAGTGCGAAGGCACCTAGGATGTAACCGCCGGCTGCACCGAAGGCCGCTCCCGTGAGAGAGCCTTCAAGGCGTTCCCCTGGTTGTGCCATACCGGCACCCGCAAGGGCACCGTAGGCCCCGCCGGTTAGAGCTACACGGCCTGCTGTCAAAGAGGCAGCAGACTTAGAGGCCCAACCGACAGGCACCACAAATGAGGTGAGCGTCCCGCCCCATCCTGAGATAGGGTTCCGCTCGTTGCCGACTGTGAGGCTTTCCTCGTAGTACTGGCGGATCTCCTCACGGGTCTTGAGGTGCATAGGGGTCTCACCGAAGCCTAGAGGACGTCCGATGTAGAACTCACCATAGGATGCAATCTCATCCGCAAAGTTGAACGTAAGGTCGTTCGCAAGTTGCCCTACGAATGTACCGACCTCATTTAGCCACGGTTTAACACGGGCAGTCTGCCGACCAATGTCTGACCGACTTCCTCCTCCAGCTACGGGAGCATCTGATGCCCCAGCGGAGTAGGAGCCTAGAAATTCTTTACTCGGCATACTGTTCCTTGTGTTATTGCTTAGGCTTCGCCCTTGGTGGGTAAGCTGACCGTACCTGCTGATCTAAGTTCTTCTCGGCAGTAGCGAGGAAGGCGGCGATACCTTTCGGATCCACGTCTCCACGGCCAAGCCACACGATGTACTCATCGACCCATGCGGAGATCTCAGCTGCCGCCACGTCCCGCTTCCCTGCTGGGATTGCGGAACCTTTGAGCGATTGGATGTACTGGTTCTTCCAGCTCGTTAGGGTTTGCATACCCTGCTGAACCTCAGGTGTCCTTTGACGTATCTCGCCGATAGCTGCCGCCGAACCCCGCGCCTCTCTGATGAAGGCTGTCTGGATCTCGAGGTCGCTTATCGAAGCGGCGATCCGGAGGATCTCGTTGTTCGCTTCAGACACCGTCATGGTTCCACGGACTAGAGGCGATAGGATGGAGTTGACGCTCCCCTTGAGGAACCCTTCCTTACGCTCACGTTGGGCCTGCTCAGCAGCTGCGCTTGCAGCGTTCTGCTCAGCGACTGCCTGACGTGCTTCAGCTTCTTCCTGATCCTGTCGACGCTCGATAACTCCTAAGAGCTGACTTGCGTGTTCTGAGGATAGCTTACCAGTCCTACGGGCCTCTTGGATCTCTCTCGAGGAAACCGGAGAGCCAACACCGAATAGCCGGTCAGCAAACTCCGAAGCCACTACAGTCTGGTTTTCACGAAGAGCTGTCTTGGCAGCGTTATCGAGAGTGTCCAGCGTGGACCGCTCGAGCTCCTTGATCTCCGCACGTTCCGCTGAGGATAATGCAAAGACGCCTTTAGGTGCGTTGAGGCCTGTCCCTGGGATGGACCCTAGGATACGTTCGGATGGCTTAGAGGGGTCGTAGACTTCCTCGGAAGCTCCTGCGATTTGCTCGAAGGTAGGCCCAGCTGTGTAAGCGTCACCTGAAGGAGCGTTCGAGGAGTTCTTGAAGTACGCTGCGGGGTCAACCTTCTTGCCACCTTTAGTGACCGTGAAGTGGGCGTGGTATCCACCACCCTTACCGCGAACCCGCCCGGTGTTACCGGAGAGACCAACGACCTGCCCAGCGACAACCTTCTGGCCGTCTTTAACCTTCCACTCGGAAAGGTGAGCAACACCGAAGCGATCACCGTTGGCCATCTTAACGACAACCTGACGACCGCCATACTTATGCTCACTGACCTCGACGATACCGTCCATAGGAGCCTTGATGGGCGTCCCTTTAGGCATGGGAACATCGAGACCGTTATGAGTTCCAGTTGCGCGCTTAACACCGAAGCCTGAGCTTGGTGCCATCTTCTCGAAGCCATCCACAGGAGCGACAAGCTTACCAGGAACCGTTGCTGGTTTCTGCTTGGCTACTGTCTTATCTGTGGCGATGGTTTCAGGAGTTTCGACTGGGGTTCCGCTTGGCGGTAGTTCTACCTCCTGAAGGGCACCGGTTGTGTCTAAAGAGTTCCGGAGCCGACGTAGCGCGTCGACCGCCTTCTTCTCGTAAACCTTAGCCTGCTCAGGGTCGGTAGCATACAAGCGTACTGCTTCGTCCCGGAACTCAGCTGAAACCTCTTTGACTGTGCTGATCGCTGCCATCTTGGCGGCCTTACGGTCCACCGTGGGGAGGAGAATATCAAACTCATCTTCGAGGTTGAACTCTTGGCCAGCCTTAAGCTTGGCCCGAACCGCATCGGAGTAGGTTGTTAAGCTCTCCTCATTCATGCGGTTCTCAATCAGCTGGAAGGTGTCAGAGACAATCTTCTGGCGACTTGAGCCCATCTGCTCGGCCAACCAACGCTGTGCTGCGGGTGACCCGAAGTCCTTAAGGTCTCCGGTCTCCGTATCCAGCGCAAAGCTTTGGAAGTGGTCCTCAATAACAGCCTGGACAGCAGCCTCACGGACAGCTGGGTCAGGATCTGTTTGCTCAGCGAGGGTTGCCTTAACTTTGTCGTCAAGATCCTCGAGAGCTGTGTACCAGTCCCGCTTGGTGTTAGCGAGGGTGACTGAGGTTTTGTAGGCGTTACTGCGTTCCAGCATAGCCGCGTCAATGGTACCGGCCTCGGCGTCTAATACGCCTTCAGCTGCGTCCTTATCGTCCTGCACAGCCTGCTTCTTTTCGGAGTAGGCTTGGAAGGCTGAGAGGCCTTTATCGACTGAACTTAGGGCACGTAAGACATCCTCAGCTCCTGCGCCACCGATACGTCCTTGACGGACATCGGCGTTGATCTGGAGGTCAGGGGCTTGCGTGATCCTACGGTTAGGCAGGATGCTTTCCCGACGGTCCAGCTTGCGGTCTTGGCGGGTGACCTTAGGGTCTAACTTTGAGATGTCTCGTGCCATAGGTTATGTCCCTGCGTTTTGTTTCTTAATCTTCGCTGCGGATACAGCTGAGAAGCCGTCGAGGGCTGCCCCGCCGATCTGGAGACCAGCGCCTAGAAGCGTGGGGGATTGGATCTGAGATAGACCTGAGCGGAGCTCTCGAGCGTTCGCTTCGTTCCGGCTCTCCATGTTGGCCAAGGACCGTGAGTTGGAGAGTTCCGTCTGCATGGCAGTGTCGAGGAGTAGAGCTTCGATTGAACCGGAGTTCAGGGATAACCCAGCCTCACCCGCAGCAGCGCGGGTTGTCCCGGCTTCCCTACGGGCAGCGCGAGTACGGTCGAAGAGCTCTGCTGAGGTTGCCTTGCGGTTCTCCTCACGAGCCGCGAACGCAGCCTCTTTCATGGATTTGGTTTGGGCCTTCGCCGTCTTACTCTGTTGGATCACAGAACCGACTGAGGAGGCGACAGACACCACAGCTGCGGTGGCTGCTAAGGTGATTGGATCACACAATGTTAGTAACCTTCTTTGAGAAGACGATGAAGTCTGGGTTGTTGGCTGGCCCTTGTTCAATGAAGCCTGACCACCGGAGCCACCGCCTTGAGACGGTGTTAGCTGCGTGGACGTTATTCCACAGGACGATGTAGTCTTTGCCGATCTCATCCAGATATGGCTTGGTCTGTCTTGCGATACCGAAGGCTTCCTTACGGATACTCTCGGTGCCCAGCATCCACACTATGCCGATCCCAGGACAGGCATGGGGTGAGACACCAAACACAGCTGCCGGGCTACCCTCACTGTCAAAGACGAAGAACGCTTTCTCTGAGAGGGCGAGAGATGTGCTGAGGGCGTCCAGGGGGGGATACCCTGAGGACGCCTCAACTTCATCTATGTCGGCTTGGCGGAGGTTGTCCGCGAGGTACTTAAGGGCCGCCATCTGTTCCTCGTAGGACAGGCTTCGGGCGTCTATGACGTCAATCAACGACCAAAGGCTCGATTGAAGTACAGACCTTCCCATTCGGCTGAGGTGAAGGTGGAGCTCATATAGCTGCTATTCTCCAACACGATCCGTGCTTTGGAGCTGTCCGCTGAGACAGAGAACCGGAAGGAACCCGAGCTGTACGAAGGGGCCCCTAGGATGAGATCATCTGTACCGACTGACTTACCGCTGAACTGTACCCGACGCGCGGGGCGCTTGCTCACCAAGGTCGGTGACGTAGCTTCCCCATAGGGATAGACCACAGCCTCGAAGTAGCCGGTGTCCGAGTAGCGAACTGTGAAGCTGCGGATCTGAAGGCGACCTGAGGTCAACGGGTTGTTCTGGTAGTCAACCGGGAACAGCTGAGAGAGGACAATACGTGTGCGGTAGGTGTACCCGAAGGTTACCTTAGCAGCCACCGTACCGGGAACCCGGAAGGTTGTCGTCGTCAGCCACTCAATGTCCAGTGGGTTATGCGTTGTCCCGCTGATAGCGAGGACCAACCCGCGATCACCGACAGGTACCGGATAAGGCACCGTGAAGGTGGTGAACCCTGAGGCTGTCACACCGAGGATCTCGGCGCGTCGATCAAGAAACACTTGGGTCGGTTGGGTCAGAGGCTTAGCGCCGTCCGACAGGTCCAACTTCTCGAGGTAAACACCGTCACTGTACCGCACAACCAGGTGGACCAAGTTGCCCATGTGGTTAGCCGTCAGGACATCTCCACGGAAACTCCAAGGCCTCCACGCGGACATGACCTTCTCGTTGCCATTCCAGTACAACTGGTAAGCGTAGGCCACCGTAGAGCCCGTGAAGGCCAGCAGGGTGCGCGTAGGTGCGATTAGGGTCTTAATGCCTGCCTGAAGTAACCCAGGGACGTGTGCGGTGATCTCTGAGGCTGATGTAGCGTCGCTATCAGGGAGCCGTACATATTCATACACGACTGAGTGACCGGCGGCTTCACCCGCGAAGTAGACCTCCGAGCCTAAGACAACCGGCGAGAGACCTTTAGTCACCTCATAGTTGGTCACAGGGCGAATAGCCACAGACGCGGGGGTAACCCCTGTCTCACCGTTGGAGAGAGCGAACTGAGCCTGATCGGAGAACAGAAGGGCACCATCGTTAAATAGTACCGCGTGTTCCAGGATCGAGACCCGGCTGCTGGTAACAGCTACGTCAACCACATCGCTATCAATAAGGTCGATGACGGTGTTCCGGAAGAAATTCCCGAAGTCACCTGCTGCCGATAACACCACGTTCTCATCCGATAGGAAGGCCAAGCGGTTCTGATAGAAGAACACATCGTTGATCTTCCGGCCAGTGAAGGTTGGCGAAGGATTGGTCTTCTCATCACCAGCCCGACGGGGGGCCCAGGAGAAGGGGGCAAAGGTGAATGTACCATCACCCTCTCTGATAAGACAGTGAGGGAGTGTGAGCTCATCGAGCTGGTTACGGAGGCCGGGGAGAACTGTTTCGTCCCAGACGTCACCGTTACGGACAACATAGAAGCTCAGACCGAGGCCTGAGGTGGACCCTTGGATCTCATAAAGAGTACCGTCGGCTGCTACCTCAGGGAGGCTTTCAATCGAGGCCACCTTACCGGCAATAGATCCAGTGATTACTGGGTTAGGCGTGTAGCCGCCTACGTCACCAGGGAGGAGTGGGTTATCATCAATGATACCGCCAAACTCAGGTGGCCTTGAGACCCTGCGGAGGTACTCAGGAGGTTCCTCCTGGTCTGCTCCGGCTTCCTTCATAAGGACTGTCTTGTCGCGGTTTACGATGAACGTATAGTCAGCGACGGTCACCGCACGGAAGCGGGTTCCTGTGAGGTATGCAAGACCGCCGGGATGGTTGACTGTTTTCTCAACACCGTTGAAGTCGAAGACACGGATGTCTCCTGCCTCAATGACAATCAGGTACCGCTCCTCTGCGTCACGGTTGGACACATGGAGGAAGGCACTATCTGACATAGTGTTGGTCAGCTTAGCGATCACTTCAGTAGGTGGACGACGGCCAACACCAGCGGCCTCAGTGGACCAAGTGTTAAGCTCATCTTCTGTCTGGTCCGCTGCCCGGAGAACCGCAGGCTGTCGGGAGACCCCGTTGAATAACTGCGGGATGGTCCGGGTAGATAGGGACATCAGTATCTCCTGTTAGAGAAGTTCGCTAGTGATGGGTTGGAGCGGAATAGATTGAAGTCACGAGAGCGTAGCTCTGTGCGGTTTAGCTTGGCTCGTGCCCTGAACTCATCTTCTTGGCTGTAACGGTCGAGGACCTGTGAGCCGACATACCGCTGTTGGAAGGTGCGACCTGCGGACAACAGGATGTAATCCCGCGCCTCTTCTGGAAGGTCCTCGAAAGGTGTGCCCCAGACAATGTTGACTTCCACTGGGTTCTCGAAGGACCACGTCTTGTCGTCCTTGTTCCACAGGCTGAGCTGGTTGGTGGTAGGATGTCGCCGCACAACACAGTTGAGTGTGCGATCCGACGGGTCCACCGAAAGAGCTCCTGTGGGTACCTGAATGTGTCCTGAGACGTCAGGCGTTAATTCGTAGTTCTCGTCCGTGTTCCAATTGTACGCGGTTGTAGCTACCCTGCGGGTAACCTCGTCAACGATGCGGACGGCGATCTCCACGTCTTCAATCCCGGTCCCCTCAAGAGTGGATACGGGCGATCCGCCGATAGTCGACAGGATCGTGTTCACGGCCTCGAGACGGGTCGTGTGTGCGAGGTATTGTGCCATGAACTTTCCTAATATGAAAAAATAGGAGGACCCCCGAAGGGGCCCCCCTAAAGAGACTTAGACCGGGATAGCACCGGTACGCAGCTCGACAGCGCATTTGTTACGCAGCTTGCGGGTACCGACCATCATACGGGCCAGAAGCAATGTGCCCTGCTTCTCGGGCTGATCGACGATGTCGAAACCAACGTCCTGAACGATAGCCGAGCAAGCAGCCATCGGGGTCCAAACGACACCGGCAGTCGTACCGAACTTCGCACGGTAAACCGAAGGGATGAACTTGTCATCGTTAGCGGTCGAGTACGGAGCGATGGTGTTGTCGACGCCGAAGACTTCAGCAGCGATGTTCGTCTTATGGATCATCACGCCGTCTACGGTTTCCAGAGCCATGTTCTTCAAAGTACCACTGCCGCCATAGTCGCGGTTGAGGTTCTTATCAGTACGGGACATCAGGGACCACTGTGCAGGCTTGAACAGGGCGTGAACCGGCATGGTGCCGACAGGAACATCCTTTTCTTCCATAGCCAACTTAGCAGCCGATACACCGTCCAGGAGGACAGTACCATCGGTCAGGAAGTTAGCGTTCTGGATACCCGAACCGCCCTGGTCACCGGCGAACAGAGCGCCGCCGCGGGATGCCAACAGAATGGTACGCAATACGTTAGCGTCATAGTGACGTGCGAGGTACTGACCCAGCTCGTTGGTGTACGGAGCGCGGATGTCGTAGTGGTTCAGCAGTTCGTCGATGTCCGCAATGAACACGTCCGATACCAGCTTGTCATCAGGATCAACGACGATCTCAGTGTGCTGGATCTGGCGACCGACGATCTCAGTGCCGGGCGTGTGGTAACCACCGCCTGCTTTCCAGACAGCTGGGAACTTGAACGAGCGGCCCTTCGACAGGGTCTTGGTTTCATGCTTGTCCTTTAGGACAGTAGCAGTTTCAAACGCCGTGATGACTTCACCGCCGAAGAGGTCAAGCAACAGAGCAGTTGCGCTACCAGCACCGAGATTGGTACCGGGACGCGAAGGAGTGGAGTTAGCCACATTTCACCTTTATGTTATGTTTTTGGGTTGGGTTGCAGCCACATCTCTCAGGCCCATCATCAAGGTTGTCTCGGGGAGGCCTTGGTATCTGAGGGTTATCTTTCGATGGGGGTTCGGGGAGTGATAAACCAATCTCCCCGGGGGATTGTAGGAAGCCACAGCACCGTCGTGCTGCTCTATCCTAACTCCGGTTCTGGGCGATCTCCGTCGAGATCTAAGCCTGGAGTGTTCTTATTCTATTGGACGGACACCACCTTAGATGGGCCGCAAGTCTTAACTCGAGATGATCTGCCGAGTAAACTGTTTGCGCTCAAAGGCGGCGAAGCCAGCCTCTTGAGACCGCGTAAGCTTGTCAATCACCGACTGACGGTAACCAGCATCGCTCTTATAGCGGGGGTCCTTCTGAGCTGCTACGAGTTCATCGCGGCTCTGGAAGACATCTGAGCCAGTTGCGGCTCCGTCATTGATTGTCACAAGTTTACCTTCATTAGGACGCGCTGATGTGAAGCGGGTGTACAGACCGCGTACCGCGTTTTCACGCAGCGCGGGGTTATCCAGGGCTGTGTTGAAAGCTTCAACCTCAGCGTCCGAAAGAGAACCTGCGGCCCACTTAATCATCGAGTTATAGTTGTCGGCCCCATCAACGAATGTGTGGAGTTCACCGACAGCCTGAGCCGCACGGGCCTGAAGACCTTCCACGTAGATGTCTGCGATAGCCTTAGGGATACCTACAGCCTCTAACGCGGCATAGTCGTCTTCGCTGAACTCACCATTGGTGGTCCAGTTGGTCCCGACAGTTTCGATGACCGAAGCTACCTCAGGGGTTGAACCCTCTGCGGCTTTCTCAGCCTCAGCTTCGGGATTGATCTTGCCGTCCTGGGTTACCGGGGCTTTACCGTCGTCTGCTTCAGTGTCCTCAGGGCGCTTAGCGTCCATCTTGGAACGGAGTGAAGCATAGCTCTTGGCCAAGCCCTCAGTATCGACGTTACCATCTTTCCAGAACTGCTCAGGAATGTACTCAGGGCGGCCATCAGCAGGAGCCGAGGGGGTGGCTGAGGGTTCTTGGAAACCCTCTTGCCCGACCTTAATAGCAGCTTGTTCAGCCTCGCTGAAACCGCTTAGATCCTGTGTGGCCTCTCCCTGGCCTGTCTCCGTATCGCTCATACGTAGTCGACTTTCGTGAAGCCGGAACCGAGAGTTGTCTCAACGGCTTCAGGGGCTTCCTCGACTGCTTCAACAGCGTCGGTGTTATCAACTACTTCAAAGCCTTGGATCTCGGTAGCAATGTCCGGGAAGGCTTCGCTAACTGTCGAGGCTGAGACTACCTCAGTAGCCGCAGCGGCAACTTCAGCGCCTGCTTCAACAGCAGCTTCGCTTTTAGCTTTGCTCATTATTTATCCTTGTTCTGGTTGGGCAGCAGCGTCCATGACGCCCTTCGCCATCTGAGGAGCAACCGACATCATGGCCTCGTTGGCCATACCGGCAGCCTGCTCTTCTTGTTGTACTTCAGGTGCCTTCAGGAGCGCATCAAGATCTTCGATGCCGTAGCTCTCACCGAACCGCATACCAACTTCGGTTGGGTCAGTGATCTGAGCGATGACCTCAGGTCCATAGATGTTAATCATATCGGACATCCAGGCACGAAGCTTATTGGCGGAGTGGTTCCGGCCCATAGCCTCGAACCCGGTGACGATCATGGGTTGGATCGTATCCGGTAGATCAGGGGCCTCGCCCCGCTTCTGAAGAATGTAAAGGAGACGGCGGACAAGAGGCAACTGGAACTCAGCCGACAGGACCGTATAGACCCCACCGAGTACGTTCTCTAATTCCTCTGCCATAGCACGGATCTCTTCAGCTGTGACACGCTCTGCGTCACGGACGGTTCCGGACTGAAGCATGAAGGCGTGGCTGAGCCGGAGCTCGATGCCTTCAGCTACCTGCCGGGCTACCATGAAGTCTTGAGACTTCCCTAGTTCAAGCGTATGAACATCCTCGGGAGTACCGTGGACGTAGTCACCGCTCTCTGCGTTATTGAGCTCCTCAATGTCGATCACTGAGCTTGGGTTGACCAAGGTGATGATACGGGAAGCCGCAGCAGCGAACTGCACGATTGCCTTATTGAGATCTTCAAGTGACAGAAGGTCACCTAGGTATTCAGAGACGTGAGCCCGACCATAGTCGGAACCAGGTACGGATTGCCAACGGAGTGCAAGCCAGCCAGATTTCTCTGCCGGGCTTCGGCCTTCGCTTTCGGGGACAATCTTACCGTCGATCTCTTGGTAGTGAACGATCTGATCTTCCATGCGCTTGATGTGCGTATAGAGGTCGATCAGCTTTTCATTCTCTTCACCGGGCTTGGTGGCTACACCTACAGCAGCGAGTACCTCGGGCTTGAGTGCGGAAGGATACACCTTCTCGTGGATCACAGCCTCAAGGAGCATCCCGCGGTTATCCCGCAGAACGACATACTGGTCGATGCGGTACATCCGCGGCGGGGTTGCGTCGTCGGGTTGATACAGGAGAGCATTGCCAGCAATGACAAGGTGCCTTAAGGTTTCCATGAAGGTTGGCCGGGAGATGCTGGTCTCCACAAGCAACTGAGCCTTACTCGCAATTCGAGTTAAGGCCGCTTTGACCTCCGAGAGGCCGCTACCCAGTTCATCGGCTGTGTCCTCGTGGATACTCATCCGGAAGAAATGCTGATCGGGTGGGAATAGTGTCACCAAGAGCCAAGCCGAAAGATTGTTTACGGCACGGGCCCCTAGGGACTGATAAGGTTGAGAGAAGGATGCACCGCTATCTTGGCCGTCCTCAGGAACCAGGCCAGGAATGGTCAGGGTTGAGTTTTGCCGAGCTCGATCAAGGGCCGTTCGACGGTTACCTGAGAGCTGTGTATAACGGGCCTTCGCCATAGGTACTAAGACCTCTGTGGCTTTGGCCAAGTTGTTCTCCGAGTTTAGAAGCCACGAGGCGTGATACGCCCCATGTCCTCGAGCCGCATAAGCGGGTTGCTGACGTTGGTGTCAAATGATCCGGGGATAGCTCCACCGCCACGGGCAGCAGGACCTAAAGTAGACCTTGCGAGTGGTGTTGCGGGAACAGCCGTAGAACCGCGAGTGGTCCCTCGGTCAATCCTCAAGCTGGAACGACCAGCACGTTGGATACGAGCCCCACTGAGATCATCGAAGTATGTGTTTCGGATGACCGTGGGCTTAATTGGTTTCTGAGAGGGGTCTGTGGGGGACACCTTCGGGGTCTTAACAACGCACAAAGCGCACCTCCGTTATCGCCGGGTGCGCTTAGGGAGAGCCTCCGGTGGGTTTCTGGTATTTTCGTACAGACGGCGCAACTCGATAGCGATGGATCTACGGCCTCCGTTGAAGAGGTCCTGATCCCGGCTTGTGTTGTGCGAAGGTACTTGCTCAGGAGCTAACCGTTCGATTAACTCAAGGAGACCGAAAGGGGTCTCGGGGAATTTCTGCATGATGCTCCTAATGAAAAAGGGGGCCCACCAGCAAGTGCCGGAGGGCCCCGAGGAGACAACCTAAGGAGAAGGTTTGGAGGTGGATACATCTTAAAGTGTTTCCTGCCTCCAAGGGTGGGTCTTAATTGGCCCCTTCGGTGTCCGCAAGATACGGGGGGAGCCAGAGCTTGACCCATTTACCGTCGAGATACCCGTCTCGCAGGATGAACGCTAGACGGGCTTGGACCAGAGCCTCAGCTTCCGTGAGGCCTTTCGTGGCGTAAGCCATTAGAACCTCATCCCAGGCTTCCTCCTCGCTCTCAGCGAACAGGACGTCCTCAGCATACTGAGAGGCTGGGCCTACACCAGGACACCCGGGATACCCGTCAGTGGCGTCCCCAACGATGGTCTGCCAGAAGTGGAACTTGATGGCGGATAGTTCGTCGATCTCTTCGATCTTGAGGGCCAGGCCGCCGGGTTTGCTTAGGTCTACCTTGGGTTGACACAAGAGACCAGGGATTGTCCGCATGTCCTTGTCCATCGAGACGATGATACGTTCGCCCTCGTGAGGCTGTGTCGACAGGATACCCATAACATCGTCGGCCTCTAGGAGGGGCCACGTCTCGGACTTGTAGGTGTCCCGTAGGTACTCCTTCACATCGTAGAGATGGACGGGACGGGCCTGTGTGGTTCTCAGTTGTTTGTACGTAGGGTCGACCCCCTTACGGAAGTTATCAATGTCGTCCGATAGACAGATAACACAATCATCGGCCTTTAGCTTTTCCATGAAGAAGTCGATGTCGTTGTCAGCCGACTGAATAGCTTCATCCAGACGGGCATCAATGGTTACCTGCCCGCCACCCCAGTCGATAGTGTCTTGAGCCGCTGCCGCAGCCCGGTAGGCGATGATGTCAGCGTCGATCAGTAATGTGCGTTTTGACACGTTTCCATCCTTTTCTGATTAGTGGGCGGAATACGCGCCAGAACGAGGTTATTAAGGTGTAGGCCAAGATGACCCACAAGAGCGCCACGAGGAATGGGTAGAACAGGAGGGCGGCTATTCCGATCATCCAGAGTTGGAATGGGGTCACTTACAGGCTGCCTCATTGACAGTCCGGAGCTCCTTAGCTTCACCCTCAACAACCTTACGATCCGCTAACAGAACCTTCACCAACGTAAAGATGTCATCATCAGCTCGTGCCTGAGCAGCTGGCCGGACCGGTTCAGCGACCGTAGCCACCTCGCAGGGAACCGGAACAGCAACCTTAACTATCGGCGGAGGCGGTGCCGGTATCGGGTTTACGTGGTTTTGGCCGCAGGCGGAGAGTATTGGGAGGAAGATCAGGGCGACTGCGAGTGCGACGATCCAAGCTGGAAGCTTTGGCTTCGGGCTGTGCTGTGTCGTTATGGTTGTCATATTCAGTTACTCCTAGATTGAGTAGACGATCTGATAGGTGGAGATCGAGAGCCTCTCGGATCTCTCGGCGCTCCGGTCGGTTCAGATGGATGTGTTCCTGTTTGCCGCCACGGGTGATGACCAGCGTTGCTTGGTCTGTGTCCGGATTGAACCGACGGATTTGATTACGGAGTACCGAAAGGCCTCCTGCTTGGATTGCTTGGCCTGGGGTCATCGGAGGTTAAGTTCCTTGATTATCAACTCACGAGACGCTCTGCACTGCTCAAGTTCACCCTCGGGCCCCTTAAGACCCAACAGCTCCTGAACCTCAGGCCGCCCTTCAATGGTTGCCTGACGGGCCTCACGGACCACCACACTGTACCGCTGTCGTTGCTGCTCAGCTTGGGCCCTGAGTTTCTCGATGCTGTCGTTCTGTGTCTTGATGGCGTCGTCGCGGTCGGTCAGGGCTTTGGTAGCCAACAGGAGGGAACCCTCAGCTGACCGTAGTGCTGTAGCCGATGCCGTCAGTTTTGTTTTGGTTGCCCCGTGGGCGGTGTAGGATGTCCATAAGAGGACCGAGAGGATTGCGCAGGCTATCCAGGGGCCGAACTTCAGGCCTAGCTTAAGGTATGTCATTCAGTTGGTTCCTTCATTCTCAGAGCCGCCCCAATAGCCGCCAGAAGTGCAGCTGCACCGCCACCGTAAGCCATCGGATCGAAGGCATTACGAAGTCCAAAGGCATCCCAGCCAGCCAGCACGATAAACTGGAAGCCAAGGAGTATGCCGCCGATGCGGATGAGGTCAGGGGTTTCATTGTCTTTTCCTGTGGTTATCTTGCGGATGAACAGGAGGCTTGCCGTGAGGATGCGTAGAGGCAGTCCTCGGATCTTGATGGTCACCTCAAGTTGCTCCTGTAGAAATTCGCCACAGCAACGAGCTCCTCTACCGTGAGGTTAGACTTCGCCCGGTTGGCTTTGTTTGAGACCACCACCACATTGCCGGGGACGTAGCCCCGCCCTGGGATGATGCGGTCTAAGGTTGGTGATGCCTCGCCGGGTCCGGTGGAACCTAAGGCTCTCTTTAACCGGACCCCAAGTGCGGGGCAGAACGATGGTATGAGGATGTCCTCGTCAACTAGGTTGAAAGGAACCCCCGCCTTAGCGGCTCGTTCTTTAGCTGCCTTCAACATGGACTTACGGACGTCCAGAGGCCGGTGTGTGGGCCTCTTACAGGGCCCTTTGGTTGTACTGATACTTCACTCCTAGTGTGTGGCTTGCCAGCTA